ACAAGAACTGGTTTTGCAAGTACAGATATTGGATTAGAAGATACATCTGAATCATTTGGTCTTCCAGCAACTGCTGACTTTATGTTTGCCTTAATGTCAAATGAAGAACTAGAAGCTTTAGGTCAAATGAAAGTTAAACAGTTAAAGAATAGATATAATGACCCTAGTATGAATAGAGCATTTATTGTTGGTGTTGATAGAGCTAAAATGAGATTGTATGATGTAGAAAACAATGCTCAGAATATTGTTGATAGTGGTCAAAAACAAGAAGACAATTATCCAAAACCAGAGGATGCTTACAGTAAGTTTAGTGATTTTAAAATTTAATTATGCCGTCAAAAACTAAAAAACAAAAGGTTAGATTTCACAAAGGTGATAAAAGACCTGGTGGTAAAGCTTTACAGGAGAAAGATTTGTACTATACAAAGAAGATGGTTAAAAAAGGTAAGAAGATAGTATGGCATATTATCGAACATCCTTCAAAACGAATAGTCAAAGAATGTTTTTTTGAAGAAGACGCTTCTGATTTTGTAAAGTTTCAAAACAAACACAAAGTTTGGCTAATCAATGGTGGTATTCCAGACTTCTTATGTTTTAAAGGCGAAAAAAGGGCTTGACTTCATTACCATACTAGTGTATAAATAGTGGTATGGCATTCAATATAGCAACCAGATTAGGTGTTCAAAAACATTTAAAAGCGACATTATACAATATGTCGAAACCCTACTTTACAAAAATGCAAGAGGGTGCTTTTTTCTGTGATGACGCTCCTGTTTCTTCTTCAAAAATACATACTATAAAAGTATCTACAGCCAATTTCGTGGCTATCAAACCATTATTAAATAAAGATAAAGCAAAAGAAGTTACTAGAGGTGGTAAGAAGTCAGCTGATGTTAACTTTGGTGTTGGTACATTAAGATTTTTAGAAACAGGTAAAGTTTCAGTTAGTGCCTCTGACGGTCAAACAACTGCCAAACAAGAACGAGCTTCACTAGAAATGGTGAAAAGAGTTTTACAAGAAAACAAATCATACGCTACACCTCAAATGATTGCCAAAGATAAACCATTCTTTGATAGATTAATGAAAGTGTATCCTGAAATCAATGATGTTTGGTTACAAGGTTTACATGCACAAGGTGTTAAGATAAAAGCCTTATACGCAGGTGCTGGTTTTACAGAAATTAATAGAGATGGTGGTTTTATGGACTTCATCTCAAACTTAATTAGAACTAAATTTGGTATTAGTAAAAAAGACGCATGGAATCCTGCTGACATTTGGATGATTAAAAATGAAACAAAAGTAAGAGAAAAAATATTAGAAAGTGTTAGTGGTCCTAATCCTAGTGTTAGTAGATTAAATGATGTTATGAGAGTTATGTATAAAAACAAAACACTTGTAGGAGTATCGTTAAAGGCTATTTCAGGTAAGACTGCTAAATGGGAAAATGTAAATACAGTTTCTAATATACCTCAATCTGAACAACTTAAATTAGATAGTATTAGAATGACAATGACATCTAATTCAGATGGTACATTAGGCACCACAGATACCGTAATTACTGTTAAAACAGGCACAGCAGGTGCTAAGTTTCAGTTAAGACAAAACTCTAAAGGTTTTAATAACTTAAAATTTGAACCTACAAAGATAGGTGCTGGTGCAGCTAGATTAGGTAAAGTACCACTAGATATGTTAGCACGATTGTTACCAGAATATAAGATTACAAATTTTAAAAACAACTGGCGATTATATCCACAAACTGCTGGTGAGTTTAAATCTGTACAAAAAATATATGAAGACAGATTCAAAGCAATCAATAAAGATGTAGATACAGGTATCACCAATTCACAGTTTATTGATAGTATGACCAAATCATTTAAATCAGCTGACCAGAATAACGGTGTATCAACATCTAAATTACAACAATTAGATTTCGTTTATTATATTATGCAATTGAAAGCTAGTGAAAGAAACGAATTATTAACTAACATGTTATACCTGGCAGAGAAAAAAGGCGCTCAATTTGCACCTTTTGGCAAACTTTATTAAAAAAAGTGCTTGCCATGACCAGCGGAATATGTTATAATACCACTATTATTTCTTATAAATAGTATTATATGATTTGTTAATGGGTTTTTGAGTATTATATAAATGGATAAATTGGAGAACAAAAATGTTTAGTTTCAAAGGGTTTTTTACCCAGGAAAAGAATACACACCTAGAACACCTAGAGGACGATATAATTAATCGTGGCTCACAAGGTGGTGTAAACGCAATCAACTTCCTAAATTCAGTCAGAAATATGCTAGCCGGCAATGTCGGTGGTAAATTAAATATGTCTGTTAAATGGGATGGGGCACCTGCTGTATTTTGTGGTACTAATCCAGAAAACGGCAAATTCTTTGTTGGAACTAAATCAGTATTCAACGCAACTCCTAAAATCAACTATACACCAAACGATATAAGAAAAAATCATGGTGGTGAACTCGCTAACAAATTACAAGTGTGTTTGAGAGAACTGCCAAAATTGGGGTTAGATGGTATTTACCAAGGAGATTTACTTTTTACTAGAGGTGATTTAAAAGCCGTTGCCATTGACGGTGAAAAAATGATTACCTTTACACCTAATACAATCACTTATGCTGTACCAGCAGGTAGTGATATTGCTAGAAGAATAGCCAGAGCAAAATTAGGTATAGTGTTTCACACAAAGTATTCTGGTAAAACAATGTCATCATTAACTGCCGGTTTTGGCAGTATCAAAGGTCAAGGTCCTGCTTCAGTATTTTTAGCTTCAGCAGCCTTTACAGATACATCTGGTTCAGCAACATTTAATAAATCTGAACTTGCAAAATTTGACGCATTAATAAGAATGGCTCAAGGGTCATTATCAAAAGCAAAACCTATGTTAGATGAAATGTCTAAATCATCTATGAGTGACCAACTATCAGTTGGTTATAGATTAAAAACATTTTTCAATGCTTATATTAGAAACTCTAAACAAGGTATGGATAAAGTTGCAGTAATGCAAAAATCATTTAGAGATTACTATGAGAGTTTTATTCAAGCAGAAATAGATTCAAAGAAAACACCAAAAGGTAAAGAAAAGTATATCAAAGCAAAAGAAGACGGTTTAAGATTTATTGATAGAAACAAAACTGCTTTATATTTTGCAATTGCAAGTCATATTAGTTTAGCAAATTGTAAGAACTCTTTGATATCAAAATTAAATCAAGTACAAAGTATTGGTCACTTTTTACGAACACCTAATGGTTATAAAGTAACAGCACCTGAGGGTTTTGTTGCAGTTGACAGAGTTGCAGGTGCAATCAAACTAGTAGATAGATTAGAATTTAGTAGAGCAAACTTTACAATTGCTAAAGATTGGGTAAAAGGATAATGTATTACAGAGTAGAAAGTTTTAAACAATACTTCTTTGAAGCAATCAACGGACCTAAAATCATTATGATTGGTGGACCAGGTTCTGGTAAATCAACATATTCAGAATTGATGAAGAAAGAATTAGGTATCGCCCACATATACACAGGTGATATGATGAGAGCTTTAGCAAAACAAGATACACCAGACGGTAAAAAAGTAAAAGACTTATTATCTAAAGGTGAATTTGCACCTACACCGATTGTTATAGACGCAGTAAAGGAAAGAATGAAACAACCAGACGCACAAAAAGGTTATGTGTTTGATGGCTTTCCTAGAAATGTAGAACAGGCGAAAGCCATGGAAGAAAAAGGTATAGAATACGACCATGTTATTAATCTGGTTGTATCAGAGGAAGAAGTTGTTAAAAGATTAACTGCTAGAGGTAGAGCAGATGATAAACCAGAAATTATTAAGAATAGAATTAAAGTTTATCATAGAGAAACAGCACCTTTATTGACATATTACAAAGATGAAATAATAAATATTAAAGCAGAGGGTAGTACACCTGAACAAATAGCAAAAGAAATAGTAAAGAAAGTAAAATGAAAACATTTGAACAAATAAGATACTTACAAGAAGGATTATATGACCCTAATATTTTTAAGGCATTTTTCCTTGCAGGTGGTCCTGGTTCAGGTAAAACATTTGTAACTAGAAGTGCATTTGCCGGTTTTGGTTTAAGAATGATTAACTCGGATAATGCTTTTGAGATGGCATTAAAAAAGAATAACTTATCTTTAAAAATGCCTGAAGACGAAGCAGAGGCTAGAGATATTGTTAGAGCAAGAGCAAAAGGAATGACAGGTACAATGTTAGACTTGTCTATCAAAGGTAGATTAGGTTTAATTATTGATGGTACTGGTAGAGATTATGATAAGATTAATCAACAAGTTTCACATTTAAAAGCTTTAGGTTATGATTGTTATATGATTTTTGTAAACACAAGTTTAGATGTTGCATTGGAAAGAAATGCACAAAGAGAAAGAAGTGTACCAGAATATATTACAAGAAAATCATGGCAAGGTGTACAAAGTAATATTGGTAAGTTTCAAAATCTATTTGGTATGGGTAATATGATTATCGTAGATAACAACCAAAGTGATAGAGAACTAACAACTCAAACTATGAACAAATGTTCTAAAGTAGTTAGAAGATTGTTAACAAACAAAGTTAAGTCATACACAGCAAAAAGATGGATGGCTACAGAGAGAAAATTAAAAAGAAGATGAGATTTAAAGATTTTATAAACGAAAGCATTATTGATATACCTAGAAGGACTTATGCGCCTAAGGTATTTGATGACGCTGACACTAAAAATCCTAAAATTAAGGCTAGCGTAAAGGCTCAGATTCAGGCTCAGTTAAAAGAGTTTGAGTCGGAGTACCCTATTCTCAAAACTTCTTTGATAGGTTCTATACTTACAAAACGATATAGAAATGACGCAGACTTGGACATCAATATTTTATTTGATGTGCCTACTGACAAACAAGAATTAGAAAGATTAAGATTGTCTAAAAAGTATTTGTCTGCTAAGACTGCCGGTAATGTCCAAGGTAAATTAATACCTGGTTCTGAGCACCCTATCAACTTTTATTTTATTACAGATAAGAAAACATACGAAGACCAAAACAAAAAGGCTGACGCTGTGTTTGATATCGAAACAGATAAGTTTATAAAAAGACCTGAAGATTTTAGTTTTGATGTAGGTTTATATATCAAAGACTTTAATAAAAAAGTACAAGAATTAGATGTAATCAAAGGTGAACTAAAAAGAGATATTATTGATTATGATGAACTAAAAGAATTAAATCCAGATGACATTTTAAATCTACAAGATAGAATTAATGACAAGTTGGAAGAAATCGAAGATAGTATCAATGACATTATTAAAGTAGGTGATGGTGTTGACGCAGATAGAAGAGCTGCCTTTGATTCAGATATGACACCAGACCAAATACAAAAGTTTGGTATTAAAAATAGATTACCTAAAAATGTTATCTATAAGATGTTAGAGAAATACCACTATTTAAATTTCTACAAAAAATGTAAAAAGATTTTAGATGATGGTAAAGTAACAGACGCCGAGATAGATAGTTTAAAAGAAGCAAAAGGTAAATCAGTTGCATTTACATTTGGTAGATTTAATCCACCAACTATTGGACACGAGAAACTTATTAACAAAGTTAAATCTGTACCAGCAAATGATTACAAAATATATTTAAGTAGAAGTGAAGACCCTAAAAAGAATCCACTATCTCCTAGAACTAAACTAGATGTAATGAAAAAGATGTTTCCTTCTCATGCAAGAAACATTGAAATCAATACAACTAATATGATTTTAGATATATGTACGAAACTATACAATCAAGGTTACACAGATGTTAACATGGTTGTTGGTAGTGATAGAGTAAGAGAATTTGAAACCATCATTAAAAAATATAATGATGTAAAATCCAGACATGGATATTATAACTTTGACAACATCAAAGTTGTTTCTGCCGGCGAAAGGGATCCTGACGCCGAGGGAGCAACAGGTATGAGTGCAAGTAAAATGAGGGCTGCAGCTGCCAAAGGTGACCTTGCAAGTTTCAAAAAAGGTTTACCAAGAAACGCTGACGCAGAAAAGATTTTCAAAGATGTCCGAAAAGGAATGAACTTGGCCGCTAACTATTTGCATATTCAAAATGTTAGACCAATTGCCAGTATGGAAGAATTTGAACAACAACAAATAAGAGACCTTTACATAAGAGAAATGATATTTAATATTAATGACGAAGTTGATTATATCAAAGAAGATGTAAAAGGTAAAGTAGTAAGACGAAGTACAAATTATGTTGTACTAGAAGATAACAATAACAATTTACACAAAGCATGGATATGGGATTGTATTCCTATACCAGCAGACAGAGAGGTCCAAGTGAGAGAACATGATTTAGATGTTGACTATGGATTCGAAGCAGTATCAGAAATTAAAGAAGATTTAGACGCTCAACCACAAGATAGAGATGTTAAGAAAAAAGACGGCACACAGCCTAAAAAGTATTACAAAAACCTATCAAAGGATACAAAGAGTAAAAGAGCAGATTTCTTTGCTAAGAATAAAGACAACAAAGAAGCACCAGGCGATAAAGACGCCAAAACAAAACCAAGTATTCATACTAAAAAGTATAAGAAGATGTTTGGTGAGATGAAGAAAGATTTACAAGACGCTTGTTGGGCAGGTTACAAACAAGTAGGTATGAAGAACAAGGGTGGTAAACAAGTACCAAACTGTGTTCCAGAGAGTATGAGTGTTGAAGACGCAAGAAAAGTAGATGGTTTTATACCAGAATCATATGAGATTGGTAAAGACTATGCAGACCACACAAAGAGGGTAACACCTGGTCAAAGTGTGGAAGTAAAGAAAGTTAAAGGTTTTATTGATAGAGAATCAAGTCCTACTGAAAAAGATGTAAAAGAATGGGCAAGTACAGATGAAACTATTGATAAATATAAGCAACGATATAAAGAGGAGTGGTCTAACAAACTCAAAGAGGTTGTGGCCAAGATGATAGATAAGCTATGAAGACTTTAAAAGAATACGAAAACATTGATAAATTGTGTGAAGAATGTATATTCGAACATGAACATGAGCCTTTAACAGAGGCAGAATATCAAGGTAAAAAAGTCACTTTGAACAATCCAATGAGAACTCCTGGCGGACCTAAAAAGTTTGCCGTATATGTTACAAACGAAAAAGGAAATGTGGTTAAGGTAACCTTTGGTGACCCTAATATGGAAATCAAAAGAGATGACCCTAATCGTAGAAAATCATTCAGAGCCAGGCACAATTGTGAAAATCCTGGTCCAAAAACTAAAGCTAGATATTGGTCTTGTTATCAATGGAGAAGCGGAGCAAAGGTAGACAACTAATATGGCATACAGACAAAGAATGAGTGACTTACTAGAACAAGTAAGAAACCCACAAATAAAAGAATCAGGACCTAGTGATTATTTAAAATCAAAGATGTCTGATACACAAATTAATAACATCAAAAAAACTTGGGCAATGAAGACAGCAAAAGATGTCACACCTGCCATAAGAAAGATGATTAAAGATTTAGATATTCCAACACAGCTTGCAATTAAACACGCAAACATTAATGTGATTTCTAAATTAGTTGAAGAAGGCGACCATGAAATTTCTATGGCACAAGGCGAACTCAAAGCTATCTCCGCAAAAGCTACTGAACTTGCTAATATGCTATCAACTAAATCAGATGACACAGATGAATTAGAAGCTTGGGTACAATCTAAAATTACAAAAGCAAAAGATTACATTTCTTCGGTTGCAGATTATCTAACACATAATCCAGGTCAACAAAACGAGGAGTTAGTAAAAGAAAACTTTAGTCCATCTCAAATTGCTAGACTTAAAAAAGAGTATGAAGTATTAAGAGGTAAAAAGATTTCAGTTGCAAATGCTAACAAACTATCATTAATGTTTAAAAACATTCCAGATAGTGGTCTAAAAGATATATACAAAGCAGATATTCCATTCTTATCTGTTATGGCTATGTCAAAGATGATACAAAAAGGTATCCCTAGACCAGCAGGTGTAAAATTAAATTTAGAAGAAGTAGAAATACTTGACGAAGCTACACAAGATTACCTAGAAATTACAGAGGGTAAAATTGATAGTAAAAAATTTGATAGTTTGAAAAAAGGTGATACAATGACTATCACTTACAATTCAACTATGTCGGGTACAACTGTTAAGAAATTTGTTGTTAAGAGTAAAAGTAGAAGTGCAAAATACAACACAGATAAAGTAACAATGTATCCTGATGGCAACCCTAGTATGGCAAGATTTTTCTTATACAAAAGAGCAAACGGTGAAGTATCAATGGCAACAGGTGATATGGCAGCTTCTATTGTACAAGTTAAAGAAGATATGGCTGAGGGTAGAATGTCAGAGATTGACGCAATGGTAAAAGCTGGTAAGTCAGCAGCCGAGATTGCAAAAGAATTAAAGTTAAATGTTAGAGATGTTAAAGCTATTTTAGGTGAAGAAAAAGATGAAGAAAAAGAAGTAAAAAAAGGCTATCATAAAATGCCAGATGGTACAATTATGAAAGATACTGAACATAAAAAAGAAGAAGAAGAACCTAAAGATGAACCTAAAGAAGACGATAAAGAAAAGTTAAAGACTGAACTTGAAAAGAAAGACGCTGAGATTGCAGCTTTAAAACAAAAAGCTGAAACAGAAAAAGCAAAAACTGTTAAAAAGGAAACTGAAAAGTTAGTAAATCCTGAAACAGGTGAACCACTTTTACAAGTTGGTATTGCATACAAACATCTAAAAGATAAAATGCAAAAAGAAGAAACTATCGTAGAGTTTACTTCACAACAAATTAAAATGGCATATGGTATCTTAAATGACCCTAGATATAAACAAGGTAATTATTCAGGTGCAGTTAAGGCTATTGAGAAACTTGCAAAAGGTTTATCAAAACATCCAGATGTTGCAAACGCATTAAGAAGAGCCAATGAAAGTTTAGATGAAATGGCCAAAGACAAAGCATATGCGATTGGTATGTCAACTGCTAAAAAGAAATACAATGACGAGCCACCATTAGATAAAAAGACAATCAAAAAAGGACATGAGATTGCTGATAAACTAATGGGTATGAAAAAAGAAGAAACAATCAAAGAGTTTAAAAAAATGACTGTTACTTTTAAAACTATGGACAAGATGGCAAAAGCCTCTACTGATTTAGCAAAACATGGTTTTACTATTCATGCAAAAGGTTTAGTAATGAAAGTAGATGGTAAAGGTGATGACCTTAACAAGTATGCAACTGACCTTAAAAACTTTTATGGTGCAACAGTTAAGGCTGAAGAAAATGCCCCTACATTATCTGATTTAGAGAGAATGAAAAAGGCAGGCATGAAACCTAAAAAAGAAGAAACACAACACGATTTGGCAAAGATGAAATTCGAACAGATTGCAGCTTTAAAAAAGAAGTCTGATAAATCTGGTATGCCATATTCAATATTAAAAAAAGTTTACGATAGAGGAATGGCCGCTTGGAAAGGTGGACACAGACCAGGTGCTAGTCAGCACCAATGGGCATTTGCTCGTGTAAATTCATTTGTAACAAAATCCTCAGGAACCTGGGGTGGTGCAGACAAAGACTTAGCTGCCAAAGTAAAAGGAGAATAAAGATGAGTTATTTAGAAAGTAAAAGTGGTAGCATGAGCGAAGTCGTTAAAGAAATGCAAAAACATTTAAAAGACAACGCCTACCAAGATTTGTTTAAAAAAGAATTAGAAAAGACTGGTAAAGGTATCGGCGCAATGTCTGATATGGAAAAGAAAGACTTTTTTAATAAGTTAGATAAAATGTATAAAGGTAAAGGTGAGGCAAAAGTTGATGAGTTAACTAAAGGCCAAGAAAAATTACCACCTGCTTTACAGAAAGCAATTAAAGCAAAAGAAAAAAACGAAGACCTAGATTCAAAAGATGAACCGTCTGTAAAAGATGTTGCTAATCAATTGAAGAAGGCTGTTAAAGCTCATGGCAAACAAGCAGACGATTTAGAAAAGGCAATCAAATCCGAAGAAGAAAGTTTTGATATAGAGAAGTTAAAAGAAGATGTTAATACTCTATGGTCAACAGCTGCTGACGATTTAGAAGCCATCAAAGAAAAGGCGAAGTATATGAAGGCACAAGATAAAGACGCCTCTACTAATGAGCCTGAAAGTGGCGAATCGGATGATGAGTCAGAAAAACAAAAAAAGGGTAAAACTTTAGTCGGAAGTGCAAAAACTAAAGTTGAAACAGAACCTAAGGTAGACTATCAAAAATAGTCATACCAGGCTTCAAAAAAAACTTCAAAAAAAGCGAAAAAAGCTGTTGCCAAATGGTAAGGAATATGTTATTATATACACATAATAAGAAAAGGATACACTATGAATAACTTACCTAAAATATATCTCGATATGGATGGCGTCCTTTTCGACTTTGTAAAGAACATTGAGAAGACTACAGGTCTTACAATTGACCAATGGACTAAGCTTGGAAGAAAAGAGCGTTGGGATCCAATCATTGCAAAGAAAGACTTTTGGTCTGACGGACCATGGTTAGCAGAGGGTAAAAAACTCTTTGCTTTTGTAAAGAAGTATAACCCACACATATTAAGTGCATATGTAGAACACGCATTTGACCCTAATTGCATTCCAGGCAAAACCAAATGGGCTATGAAGAATACTGGAATAACAAGAGATAAAATTAATCTTGTTATGAGAAGTCAAAAAAAGAATTATGCAAGACCTAATACCATTTTGATTGACGATTACGATAAAAATACAAAAGAGTTTAATCAAAGAGGTGGTATAGGTATCACATTTAAGACAGCTTCTCAAACTATTGCAGAGTTGAAAAAACTCGGTTTCAAGTAATTTCCCTTATAAATAGTAGGACTATATAGAAAGGCCGAAAGGCCTATTGAGTACCTATTAACATTTAAAAGGGAGAGAATAATATGTCAAGTTGGTCAAGTGCAGATTCAGCTGCTGGAGCACCTTTATGGGCTGCTACACAGTTGCAAACAAATAATGCACCTACAGCTTCAAATAGAACAAATTTATTTGAAGATAATACAGCAGATGAGTTTATTGCTGGTATGACAGTAGGTTTATTTAACTACGCTTCAGGTGAAGTACCATCAGGTGCTGCTCACATGGGGTGGAATTTGAAGTTTACAAATGGCTCAAGAGTTAAATACGAATGCTTGGTTGCTTTAGCAAACCCAGCGTAATAAAATAATTTATAGGGGCGCCTTCGGGTGCCCTTATACATATAAGTATATTAATAAAGTGGTCTGTGTATATGCACAGAGTAGCATT